ACAGATTGAATATGCAGTTACGCACCAAGCCGATACCCCCGAGCCGTTGTGGAGGGGTGTGCTATCAATTGCAAATTTGTGTGAGGACAGGGAAAAAGCAATCCACATTGTCTCTCAAGGGCATCCGAAATATGACCCCAATGAAACCGACCGCAAGGCACGGCTAACCAAAGGGCCGTATACCTGTGAAGTATTCAAGAAAAATAACCCTGACCTGTGCGCCAACTGCCCACACAACGGCAAGATCAAGTCCCCGATTGTTTTAGGACAGGATATTGCCCGCGCTGAAGAGCCTAAGCCCGTAGAAGAAAGCGGAGAGGAAACACCCCAACCCGTGCTATCACCTCTCCCATGGCCGTATTTCAGGGGTAAGAATGGTGGGATTTATATCGAAGCGGCGGGTGAAGGTGAGAAACCGGAAGTAGTTTATGAGCATGACTTGACCCTTGTTAAACGTATGATTGACCCTACTCTGGGGGAATGCGCTTGGTTGCGTCGTACGCTACCGAGGGACGGCATCAAAGAGTTCTCCATGCCTATGTCGGCCATGACATCGAAAGAGGAGATGCGTAAAGCACTACCTACCAACGGTATTTTGGGTTCGGCAAAACAACTGGAGAAAATAACCAACTACCTGATACGGGTAGCAAAGGAAATGCAACTGGAGAAAAAGGCTGAACAAATGAGAGTACAATTTGGATGGACAGAAGAGAATAACAAGATAATCGTAGGAGACCGTGAGATCAGTGTTTCGGGTATCTCGTATAGCCCACCGTCTTCCACAACGAAATCCGAAGCCCACAAGATGATAGCTGTAGGGTCGTTTAGCAAATGGAAAGACATATTCAATACCTACGCCATGCCGGGTTTTGAAACACACGCATTTACCACGTTGACGGCATTTGGCGCACCCCTGATGAAGTTCTTGAATATCAAGGGCTGTGCAATCAATCTGATCAATAACAACTCCGGCACGGGCAAATCAACCGTCCTGCACATGATGAATAGCGTGATCGGCCACCCTGAAGACCTATGCTTGCAGTGGAAGGATACTTATCACACAATTATCTACAAGCTCGGCATCATGAATAACTTTGCAGTCGGCATTGACGAAGTAACCAAGATGAACGCAGAGGTTCTATCTGATCTGCTATATAGCGTAACACAAGGCCGTGGCAAAGACCGCATGAAGGCATCGACAAACGAGATGAGGCTTAACCATACCAAGTGGGCATTGCCGATTGTCACCACGTCAAACAGCAGCGTCAGGGATAAGATTGCCTCCCTCAAATCTACCTACGACGGCGAGATGATGCGGCTTATGGAGTTTCGGATTGACCTGACCGACAACATCCCCAAAGAAAAAGCAGCAGAAATCTTCGGTGCCTTGTATGAAAACTACGGTCACGCCGCCGACATCTACTGTAGCTATCTTGTGCAAAACAGGGATAAGTGCATTGAGCTAGTCCGCAAAGTGCAGTACAAATTGGACAAGGATATTGGCTTTCAGTCACGGGAGCGGTTCTGGTCGGCACAGGCAGCTTGTAACATAGCTGGCGGGTTGATTGCTCAAAGTCTCGGCCTACACGACTACGACATGCAGAAGGTCTATCAGTGGGCTGTAGAGGAACTGACTGGTATGCGCAACAATAATGTGGCTCCGGTCGTGTCTCCGGCTGTTGTGATTGGCGAGTTTATCAACCTGCACATGATGAATACGCTGGTGGTTAATGGCAATATGGACTCCCGCACCAACCTGCACTCCATGCCTATTATGGAACCGAGGGGGCCGTTGATCTGCCGCTTTGAGCCGGATACCAACCTGCTATTCGTAGGGGCTAAAAGCTTTAAGGAATACTGCTCTAAACAGCAGATAACGTATGACGATTTGCTCCGTCAGATGGCTGAAGAGGGGTTATTTCGTGGCACAATCCGCAAGCGTATGACTAAGGGTTCTAAGATGGTCGGCGCTCCAGTCCACGCCCTGATGATCGACTGCTCGAAAGGCGGCTTTGTAACCGTCGAAGATTATATTGCCAAGCAGGAACCGGCAACCGTATAATTCATCTCAGCGAATTTCTTCGCTACTCCTCCTGTGGTATTCACCCCCGCGCAATGCGGGGGTTTTTTTATTTAGTCCCTATCCATTAAGTACGGACGGTATCTCTTACTTACTACGAGGCCGCGATCAGCTATATCAGCATCGGTCATTTTACGTTTAACTGATTGGTTCAGTGTTTGATTTGTAATTGGATTCATGGGGTATTTGTCGTTAAACTTATCAATCTCATCCCTGATACTGTCTTCCTTGTCAAAATCTTCATCCATTACAGCGCGGTCGTACAAGTCGATAAGATGTTTGCGTTCCTGCTCAACTTCAACCTCAATACCTTTACGGGCAATATTATCTCTGGTTTGCAACGCAATTTCTTGGGGGGTATAGCCGAGCATCTGCGCAGCTATATTACCGATATTAACTTCATCTTTTTCAAACACTTGTTTACCTGACGGTGTTTTTACACCCTCACTGAAATACCTACGAGCAACAGCTAAATTGCGGATACCTGCGGGAGCAAGAGCTTCAAAAGTCCTTTCGTAATCGCCCCTATTCCAGTAATCCCATGCTTTACCCACATTCATAGCCATGCCCGCAGAAGGGCCAAGTAGTTCAATCATATATTGCTGCAATTCCGACGAAGCTTGAGGGGATTGTTTAATTGCAATATCGCGGAAGAACAGATCGTTCAATGACAGGCTGGAATGCAAGTCGGCGCGTGTAGCCCAACTTGCGGGGCCGTAAGTAACTATATCGGCAATGGCTTTGCTATTGAAAGTCTGTTTCAACCATTCATGGAACCACAGGTCTTTATTTTTCCGTAACAGTTTATCTTCGTCGTCGTCATCAAGGTGCCCAAACATAGCGGCCATCTCAATTGCAGCCGACACAAGCCACGGCATACCAGCAACACCAGCAAAAGTACCAACCATACCTAACATACCGGTGAGGCGAATCTTGGCGGCTTTAGCCATAGCACGTGCGGTATCGCGTTCCTCCGGGGTGAGATTTTTATCAAACTGTAGGGCATAGTAATTTGCAATTATGTCGTAAGCGCTTTTACCCATATAAAACATCATTTCAATTGGGAAACGCTTAAACTGCATAATAACTTTAAGCCCCTTATGCTGCATAAATCCGGGGGCGTTAGCTTTACCGTAGTTCCCCAAGGCACGTATAGATATATCCCATGCTTTCTGAATTGCTTCTTCATGGGTATCGCCTTCACCCCTTGCTAATTTATACGACGACATAGCAGTAGTTTCACGGGATACTTTTTCCATTGAATGAAACAGTCCAGCCGACATTTGATTGGCGAACGATAAAACCTTCCCACCAATTCCCGATTTCCTTTTTGCTATAGCATCCGACGTATTACGCAACCCCGGCATAAAATCCATAGACAGAGTAGAGTCAAAAGCATTCATAAACTCAAGCTGTTCGTATGCACGGCGCAGGTCAAAAGCATTTTTTTGATCATCTGGGACTTTGTCACGCAAGTTAGCCAACACCTTAAACAAATCCATGTTGTCCCGGTCGTATATGGACAGTTCTTCTTTCTGGTGTTGTTTTACAGCTTTGCGTACAATTTCTTCCGCTTCAGCAAATATGTTCTCAAATTTGGGAACAACCCTATCGTACGTTGGAAATGTAACCGCTCCATTATTCCAACTAATACCAGACTTAGTAATTGAACCGATGGTTCTAGTTAGTTCAGAAGTTATTTTTGTATTACTAGATTTAGTAAACTGCGCGGACATTTCCGGCAGTGCAATTGTAGGCACACTCAATAGCTGGTTCAATGCCGATTTCGGTGCCGATAGATAGTAATAAAAACTAATGTTTGTAACACCATTTACCAGTCTGGCAAAAGGGTCGTTGGGGTCTTCGGGACGAAGCATGTTGTCTATGCGGTTCCGCAACGACTCTATAACAATAGCCAGTTGATTTTGGTTAGGCATTCCCTTTATGGCTTCTCTGGCCGAATCAACCGCGTTCAACGCCGCCGTTGAATATTTCATACGTGCCAACTGCCGTGATGAGTGGTATGTAAAGTTAGCAAAATTCCTATATGCGTCAGGGCTGTAACCCGCCGTACCTTTACGCGGCAAGAAGTGTTTGCGCAATGACATCTCTGGCAGCAGTTCCAAATACGCCGAGTAGATGTCTTTCATAAGTTCAGCACGATCACCCTTGATGTCGGCTTCGTCTACGAGCTTGATAACTTCCTTGATAAACGTGCTACCCTTTTGTATCGTGTCCATTACTTGGTTTATGCCGTAACCAGACTCGATATTCTCCACCCCCATTTGTTTATAGGCTTTGAGTTTCTTAGCTTGTTCATATGGAGTTTCCGACATATCAAAAACGTAGTCGGGGTCAGTTTTCTTACCAATACGAATCCAATACTCCCCACGACGAACTAAGGGTACATAGGGTTCAATTTTACCCTCACGTTCAAACTGCAAACGGATGCCCGCCATAGTCCGTCTTTTTGTAGCTTCCCACGCAGCTTTGGCATTTTTGGCCGCTACCGGTGTCATTTCAGAAAAATCAGGTCTTTCACCAAAAGAGCTTTCCACACGATTTAACAGATAAGATAGAGTCAAATCTCTGCGACCGTCATAAAACTTTATGATGTCTTTATATAGTTTTTGTGCCCCATTGATCTTACCAAGTTCCGTCCATGCCTCCGCAATTACGCTATTCTTATTACGACCTTCTTGGGTAGAAGCATCAGCCTCTACTATGGTTGAAGCGTGAAGTACCTCATGCAGAAACTTTGCGCCAGATGGATTGGTTGCCAGCAAATTAGTCCACGGCACAAGAGTCTTATCACCCTCCTTCAACATTGTTTGGAAGGCACCGTCCATCATCATGATATTGTCAACCGCGTCCGATATACTACGGATTTCACCACCAAACATCTGTTTTAAGTGATGCGGAGTAGTTGTATACGCAAGAGCACGGGTAAAGGCATCTTTGCTGCTGGAATTAAATGCTGTTTTCAGCACCTCGGCTATCGGCCCGACACTGCGGGCTTTCAATCCTTCACTTGCGGCATAAGCTACATCCTGCCAAACGCTCGTACCCACATTAAGCCCCGCGCCGAATTTAGGCGGCACGGCATTTTTCATATGCTCGGCGTCGTCCCTAATGGTCTGCTTTACCTTCAAAACTTCCTGTTCGGTAGGCAGCACGTTACGAGGCACAGTCGGCGACACCGACAGGATTTCACTTATGATTTTATCTATCTTGTCGTATTGATTTTTGGGCCTACCAACAAAACCAAAAGCCTTGCGTATTGCGTCAACAATCCGATCCCAAGCGCTTCTAATCATGCCTTTAGGTTTGCCCAACGGCATAGCCCGCAGTAAATCTTGGAAGTCTTCATTGCCGACAAATTCAGCAGTAAATTCTTGCAACGATTTTGCAGCGTACTTACCTTCGTAGGTATCTTTAATCTGCGGCTCTAATGCGGTATATATAGCTTGCAGTTCTTTAGTAAGAGGATGTTTCGGGTCTTGAACTACGTGGTAGAGCGCTGCATGAGTAGCTTCGTGCAGTAATGTATGTTCATCCAGATTTTGCGGGTCAATAATTATTCTGTCGCTTTTAGGGTAATACAGTCCCGCTGCGTCTTCTTCACCCAGCAATCTTGTAGGAAGTATCTCAACCGTAGTTTTATCCAGCACATCCAAAACTTTACGCGCATATGTTCTTACAATAGGGTTTGATCCCGTATTAGCAAGGATGGCAATTGCAACTTTGAGATTATTCTGGCGCAGGTTATCTATTACCGGGCGCGACAGTTTTATGCTGCCGACTTTACTATCCCCAGTAAGTGCATAATTATCTTTAGGTTTCTTCTTACGAGTTTGTTTTTCCGGTGCTATGTCTTTTAGTTCTGCCCTAAGTTCATTCAAGACGCGGTTTTTGTTTTCCATTGCGTCTTCAATATCAGCTATATCGTCTCCAATATCAGCTTGCTCATCTAGGGTTTTGGCAGCTTTTTGCTTGTCTTGAGCTTGTTTGAGTTGATAATCAAACGCGGATAGTTCGTTTTCAAGCTTTTGAATTTTTCCTTTAAGCTGTGTCTCTTTATTAGTTTGTGTGCGGCTACGGATTTTTTGCAAATCTTTACGCGCTGAATCCAATACATCAGCAGGCAAATTAAGCTTGGCAAGTTGTTTTATAGCCGTGCGACGTTCTTTACTTTTTGTAGCCGATTCGCCTGTAGAAGCGGTTATTTCTTCTGCCATGTCTACAAGATATTTGATATGGTCGAGCGCAGACGCTGGGTTATTTGCAGCAACTGCTTGTTTTATTGTATTTACCGAATCATTTAGATAGTCAAGGTCTTCGGCCTCAGGAGCTTCGGTCTTGGGCGCTTTTTTCGGTTTTTCTTTTGGCGCTTCGGTCTTAGGCGCTTCGGTCTTAGGCGCTTCGGTCTTAGGTTCTTCTTTTGGCGGCTCTACAATAGGTTCCGCACCGAGTTCACCAAGTTTAGTTCTTAATTGTTCAACCAGTGCCGCCTGATATTCAGCAGTAGGGGCTTTGTTTCTCCGACCCGGTGTTATACCAAGATCACGCAGTGCGTCTCTTAGATCAGTTACAAACTTACGCTCACGAAGAATCTTAGACGTGCCGCTATCGTACATCCCAACCAAAACCTGCGCTTTCTGCGCGGGAGTGCGTATACCTTCTTCTAATGCAGGACGCTCCAATTCTTTTTTGCGTATATCAATAATTTCTTTTTGCGCAGCATTGTAGGAGTCATTTGCAGCTTTCAGCTTTTTTCTGGCTAAAATAAGTTTTGGATCGTCATAAGCTAAAGCACCTTCGGCTTTATCAAACGCTTTTTGTGCGGCATTAAGTTTTTTACTGGCGGCAAGAAAATTTTTAGTTGCTTCAAGAAATTTATCTCTTTCTTCTAATGCAGGACGCTCGTTTCCTTCTCCCTCAACAGCCCCCGCAGCAGGCTCGACAGCAGTTCCCACTCCGGTAGCCCTAGCATCAACAGTTCCTTCTCCAGCGGGCGGCGCTGATGGTACAGACTCAGAAACGCCTTCTCCAGCAGCGGGTTGTCCAGTTGCTCCAGCAGGTGCTGGTTCGGTAACAACAGGTCTTGCAGCGACATTAGCAGCCTCCTCCTCGTTTTGTTTATCAGCGGCTCTTTGTTCCGCAATTACTTCTTTTGCTTTATTTAGGGCTTCCTCTTCTGGAATCCCACTATCCATAAATTGTTGAGCTAATTCACGTACTTCAACATCACGTACTTCTTCGGGGGTAGCCGTCACACCCGCTTGTTTCATCTCAGCAGCAGTAGCCATATCAGCAAGGCGTGTAGCTTCTGCCTCACGAGCACGAGCAGCCAAGTCTCCAGTAGGCGCAGTCTGTTCAATCAACTGATCAAGCGCAGACTTAGGTTCAGCCACACCAGCTTTACCGCCTAAGCCACCAAGTCCCCCACCAATCCCGCCAAGCCCTATACCGCCGACTAAGCCAAGACCAGCAGCAGTGCCGACCCCTTGCATGAGTTGTCTAGTTGGGTCGGCGGCAGAAACTTCAAGGTTAGCAAATGCCTGTCCACCACCTTCCTCCAACATTTCCGGTACTGCTTCACCCAGCGCACCTTTTACAGCGCCAGTAAACAAACCAGTTTTGGGGGCTTTACCAATCAATGCTTTTTCAAGCGTGGTTCCGCCCGGCAGACGCTGCGCCAATACAGATGTAGCACCCGCTTCAAATGCAGCACGGCGACCGATAGTTAGGGCTTGTTGGTGCGCATCTTGGTCAGATAGACCTTGTTTCTTGTAGGCATCAAAGGCGTCTTTATACGCATCTGAACCAATGTCTGTACCTTGCATTAGCGCACCGACACCGACTGCGGCACCTACACCGGTTCTAGTAGCTGCTTTTTCTACCCCCGCTTTGGCAGCGTCTGCAAATAATTTTGCATATCCAAGTTCTACGCCTTTGGCCGCATACCTTCCTGCACCAGCAGGGAGGATCATATTTGGTATTTGTTCAGCAAGAAACGTAGACAACAAAGCCGGATCGGTTATGGTTTCTCCGATAGCGGTACCAAATTCACTAAGCACACCTTTTTCAGCGGCTTCTTGTATTTTTTGTGCCCGAGCAGCTTCTCTGGCTTTTAGCCCTTCAGATTTTTTGGCCTCAAAATACTTTTCTACATCTTTACCAAATCCCTCTACCGGCCCGGTTTCTTGAGAAATACCGGCGAGCCTACTTAACTGCCCCGGAAACTGCGCTAGCTTACCCGCACCAGCACCCAATGCAACGAGAGGATCAGTTACAGCTTCTAAGTAATTACGTTCTTTTTGGGTTGGTGCGGGGGCTTGGTATTTATTGAACCGGCGTAGCAGTTCAGTTTGCGTAATATCGTCAGGTACCCCCGTAACAAGAGTACCATCAGGCATTCTTACATCCATGGTTACTCCTATTTAGGAAGCTTGGAGAAGTCTACAACATTACCCCCACCAGCGGAATCGCCTTCAACACCAAACCCATATTCCTGCATAATATCTTTCCGCATTTGTGCTTGTTGTTGCGGCGTCCCTTTCCTAAACGCTTTATTACTATCAAGTGCCTTCACAGCCTCTACAGCCATCGCTTTCCTAGCCGCAATAGTTTGGGCGTCTGCACCGCTGGTTTTACCGGATACGGCATAGAAATTCTTATATTTATCAAGCACGGCAGCTTGTTCTTGTGGTGTTTTGGCGGCATTAAACTCTTCATACATACGTTGACCCAGATTGAACTGGCCGGATTTAATAGCCGCCTCACGCATACTTGCAATTTTAAGTTGTGTGTCACGTTCAAGTTGTGCTGTACGTTCCCTAGAAGCAGTTTGCTCTTTCGTATCCAGATGGGTAGCCATGTAATGGAACGCTTGCATTTTGTGTTGGTTTTGGGTTTCACGTAGTTTAGAAGATTCCAACGCCCAATTTCTGGCTTCTTTAAATTTACCAGCCTCTTGCGCACGATCCGCAGCAAGCTCGGCACGTTCTGCTTTTTGGCGTTCACGTTCCGCAGCCCGCATCTCTTTGTTAATTGCAGAAATTTCCTTAGCGGCAAGGCCAAGACCTTCACCAAAGTTTTGAATAGCATAAGGCGATTTACCCGCTGCAATTGCAAATCCACCCATAGCCAAAGCAATTAGACGATCTTTATTCCCTTCACCCCGCAACCGCTCACCTTCCGCTTTGTAAAACTCACGGATGTCTTTGGCTTGGCTAGGCATCTTTTCGTCCAAAATTTTCATGTAGCCAGCAGCTTGTTGTTCGAGATCATCTTTTGGCTCTGCCGCTATATATTTTTTGAAGTACTCCGTGACTTCATCATTGGCTGCTGCGGCGGGCTTACTTGTAGTAGTTGTCGGCGTTGCCTGTGCTTGCGAAGCCGTAACAGATTTTTCTTTTGGCGCTGAAATAGCAGGAGCTTCACCGTAACGGCTACGCAATCTTGCACCTTCATCCCCATAATCAGTTATAGGTTTTGTAGTAGCTGTTTGTGTTGCAACAGGTACAGCAGCGGGCAATCCAACACGCGACCACGGGTTCATAGGATCAAAAGCTTGACGCGGCGCTGAAGGGGCTTGTTGTGCAGCTTGTTGTGCGATACGTTGACGAAGCATTTCAGAACGGTCATTAACCGCGTAAGAAGCAGGTGTATATCCGGTGACTTCAGCATTTGTTCTATAGTCGCCCTGTGCCACACGCGCCGGATCAGTAGACCACGGCTGAAGAGTCAATAAACCCGCAACGTCCTTAAGGGCCGCTTTACCCCGCTGCAAGCCTTGACCCAGCCACGACTCACCAGAAGCCACGTTGTAAGCATCAACATCCCCACCATCATCAAAAGCCACAATCCCGCCGTCAGCGGCGGTGAACATATCTTTTTTTACGGGTAAGGTGGCAAGTGCTTGTTGCGCCAGATCATCTACTACCGTACGTTGGCTCGTTTCTGCTTTGGGCTTACTAAGTTCTAATAGTGCTAATGCCGTGGGAAGTGGCACCAAACCGTGTCTACTAGCCAGCGCTGTAGTAGGATCAACCAAATCAATACCGGGAGCGCCGGTAATCCCACCATTCAAATAATGTTCAGTATCGTCAACGGCCCCACCTTCCGCATACTTTTTAAGACCACCCGGAACTGAACCGCCTTCTTTACCGAACAAACCTGATTTACCCAGCGCACCCAGACCCAAGCCAAGACCTGCAATCTGACTGAACATGCTCGGGGTAGCTTGGTATTGTTGTGCCGTGGTAATACCCCCCGTCGGCGTTCCGTGCAGGATGTCCGACATAAAGGCAAGTTGTTGATAGGGGTAGTTCTGACGGTTCAGGAAGTCCTGATACTGATTTGTAAGTGCTTGTTGTTGAAGTGCCTGTTGTTGGGCACCGGCTTGTTGCTGTGCAGCATTAATACCCATCTGTTGGCCGTATTGCTGTTGGCCCAGTTGGCCCAGCGTTTGTGCAGCCTGACCAGCAGTTTGAAGACCCTGTAAACCAAGGTTGGCACCGAACTGTTGAGCTTGTTGTGCCGCATTAAATGCGTTCTGTGACCCCGTAGCCTGAATACCGGCAAGCGTATTCTGGAGGTTCCTTTGCGCCTCAGACTCGACCAGACCATGCCGACTACCACCGAACGCGCCTTGTTGCGCAGCACTAGCCCCAATCCCCGGAAGTTGACGCCCGTAATCCATAATGGCTTGTTGCTTTTGCCAATCTACGACGTTTTGCATATAGGGTGACATAAAGGCTTGCGTGGCAGCGGGGCTAGTCGCCATATTCATATAATCCTGACCAGCACCCAGACCACCCAGCCCCGCCATCCCAGCCAAACCAGTAGCCTGTCCCGTTTGCGGCGATACCTGCATATTGGCAATATTTCCGAATGCTTGTTGTTGCATTGGCGTAAAGCCAGCCAGACGGTCACCGCCGTATGTTTGATAGGGGTTTTGGTTAACATCGGTCAGTGCCTGTGCTTTACCCAGCAGTTGCTCTGAATAGGGCTGTGCCCATGCCGGAAGGTTGGTCTGTTGTACAGTTTGCGTAGTCGGTGTTTGTGGGGCTTGTTGTCCACCACCTCCGCCGCCGATATAAAGACGGAATGACGCGCCAGTAAGCAAATTAAGAAGTTTTTTAATCATAGTTTAATTCCTACAATTCTGTACTTTTCAGTAAACCCGAAGTTTTGTTTAAACAGCCGCGCAACCGATTCACGCACAGCCCCTTCTAATTCCGTCGCACCCCGCGCAACAACCAGCGCTTTTAACTGCTCAAATACTTCGGGCGTTGAAATAAACTTACCGCTAACTGACGTTACAAAAGCAACACGATCATTAGGCCGGTTAAAAAAATTAATTGTACCCGCACCTTGAAGCCCTTTATCATCTGACAAAGTAACCAGCAACCAAGTACCCTGCGTAACAAACGTCTTTATTTGATCAACCGTATAGTCGTCGCAATGCTCCACAGCTTCCGTAATAAACGGTTCAATCATGGGCCACAACCGATTAACCCACTCCAACGGCACAGCTTCTACTTTCATGCAGGTACAAACCTATTATTTTTGCGCATATTTTCTTTTGCTGGTAAATATTGTAGATTTTCTAAAACATGAAGTCCTGATACAAGCCTGCCGCGTAATGGGTAAATATGATCTACATGAAATCCTTTTTGGCACTTTTTATAAAACGCTACAATTTCTGACAAGTTTGCCCATATGGGCGTTCTTTGAAACTTATCCGCAACATACTTACGTTTTAACGCATTTCTATGGCCGGGGTTTAATTTACGCCAATCACGACTGCGCAATTTAGCTACTTCACGTTCTTTAGTTGGGTTTGCTGCATAAGCATTCCTACGTTTAGCTTTGAGTTTTTCTTTATTGCGTAAATATTTTGCTTTTACTCTTGCACGAGTTTTTTCTATATTTGCGTAATAGCGCTCTTGTTCTTTAATTTGTCTGCACTTTACGCAAGTCCCGGTTGAAGTAATACGCACACCTGAATGTCCCCGTTTACAAGGCTTATCGCTAATATAAAAAGCCTCTCCTTTTACTTGAGCGGCATAACGCGGGCCACGAGCACTCATGCTGGAATAAACCTTTCCGCATCAATCTGTTTACCTTGCTTTTTTGTCCCCGTACGAGCTTTACGAACTCTATCCATCATTGCATAAAGACGTTTAGCACCAGCATCAGTTGATCCATTCCCTAACCCACTTACTACGTCGGCACTAACTACGAATTCACCCTGAGCCAGCGCAGCACGTTGAGGCTTCGGCCCTTTAATAACCGCAGGGATAGAGTCACTCATACCGTCCCCCGGCCCTTTAAGCAGTTTGCCGCCAGCAGCATATTCACCAAGGGAAGCGATGCCGCCTTGTGCCATGCGGGTATAGTGTTGATCGTTAGGGTCGTAGCTATACTGCACGGGTTTGCTTTCTGTTGGCCCAAACAATCCTGCCTGTTGAAGCATTCCTAAAAACCCCGGCAACCCGCCATCGGCCATTTTTATGGTGCCGCCTTCTGCTGCATTCCTTGTGGGGTCGCGGGATAGTTTGGCAATCAACGCCATCAGATCGGCGTCTTGTTTTGCGCTCTCAGGGTCAAACGTTTCTTTATAAACATCCGCATTTACGCTTCTGCTTTTCGGTATATACGCCCCTGCCGCAGCTTTAAATTCATCCCCTTGCTGAGTTATACGAGCGTCGTAGTCGGTTTTGGGAGCGGCACCGATCACCGAAGTAGGCGTCGGGTTAGCAGTGGACTGAGCATAGAAGTCCGTCTTGTCCATCACATTTTGTTGGGGATACCCAATACCACCAGCCGGATAAGGCACTGTGCCGCCATTAGCAGCGTAATAAGTATAAGGCATTGCCGGAGCATCTTCGTATCTACGAGTCTGCGGATTCCATGTATAGCGCGGGGCATATCCAGTTTTAGCTTGCGGCCCCGGAGCCGCCGTTGGAGTAGGTGACATCATGCCAGCAGCGCCGAGACCGGCAGCACCGAGGTACTTCCAATTGTCTTTGGCGAACTGCATTGGATCATTTTTTGCCACATCAAATCCAGCCCCTAATTTTTCCATATAAGACGGGGTTGGGGTAGGCACAATTCCTGTACCAGATAAATTTTGAGCGTACCCCGGTTTTGGATTTCCAAATACATCCGTGCTTGAAGGCTGTGTAGATAATGAATACTCAGGAGTAGAAGGAACAAAGTCCGAAAACTCCGAGTAAGGAATATTAACAGCAGAAGATGTAGCATTTTGTACGGCTGAATCTAGCGCTGCTTGTTTAGCTGCCTCTTCTGCCGCTTTTTGTTGAAGACTTTGCGCTCCGGCTTGTTCAAAAGCCCCACCCAACCCACTCAACCCATAACCCATAAGGCCGCTCATCAGAGCTTGTTGTGGACTGGAACCACCAAGATAGCTACCCAGACCCGAACCAACAGCAGCGCCCATGGGGCCACCGATCATCCCGCCAAGGAATCCACCCCCTACCGATAAAATCGTATCCAACAGTCCCGCCTCAGTAAGTCCCGTCGTGGGATTGGTAGTCAGGGAGCCGCCGTGGGCGCGGGCAAGAGCATGAAGACCGGCAACTTCACCTTTGGTCATGTGGACAAGTTCAGTGTCTTTGCCACGCCCTTGATTCTTAAGGTTTTCTGCGAGATGATGCAGGCTCATATGGGCCTCAAAAGGTAGGTTTTGTCAATAATATCATGCAGGTGGAGCGGAAACAAACTGCGCCGTCAGGATGATTGCGGGGGATACTGGGTGCACCGGACTGGTTCCAGCCGGGTAAGTTGCGGTAACGGAGTTGCCTGAATCAGATGCCCATTTCAACTGAATATAGTCGTTGGCGGCAACTTCCTGAATAATGTTGTAAGCCAGAATGATTGCGCCGGGTGTTGTCCCATGCTTTGACGGAACAGCTTCAACAGATGCCGTATTGGCTATATCTGTGCCGTTTAAACGAAACCAGAACGTCACATTGTCATCTGTTGTGGTGAAATTAAGCAACTGGGCGCTGACCATGATGTTATAAAGACCCGCCGTTGCAAACACAACTTTTGACTTATCCGTGGAATCAATCGACACGCCGTTTGAATAGTCTGTCGCGTTAAATAAAATACTGCCAGCGGTAGAACTGGATGCAACGCCTTGGACTTCGGTAATGGCAGCACCGGCTGTATGCGCCACGTTGGTTGTTCCAAATACACCACGTGTAATGGTTCCGGCAAAGGTCGTAGACGTTGTTGACGTGTATTGAATGATCTCTGAATCAATCAGTATGTATCCAGACGAAGGAAACCCTGAAGTCGAAGCAACAGAAACCGGGGTTGTAGATACGTTCGTGATGTTTGCAGATAGCGTGGTTGTTCCGTCTTGATGAAACGCACCATACGGAAACCGCAAATATGCACCGCCTTGACTACTGCCAGCCAATAACTGAAACGCATTATCCAGTTCATTGAAATAGATACGCAGGACGTTGTTAAGCTGATCTATATAAAGCTGGCTGTATTCAACCGGCCCAACGGGTAAGTTAGGCGCTTTAGGCGGGATCAGCGTATTGGCAGGGATTGTGCGCATTTAAATCTACCGCCTCCCATCAGCCCTAATGTCGATACGAACCGTGCCCAACTGCCAAGCCACCCCAAGCGCGGTTGAATCGACTTTAAACGCCATCTGACGACCCCGAATCCGTGTATAGACTTGACCGGTGAATTGCTGGACATTGTAGGTGCGGGTAAGCGCATAGTTGTTACCGCTAGTCACCGCAGGTGTATCAGCAGAGCCGTATTGAGTTCCTGAGTTCTGGCGCGGGCGCACAGTCAACGTAATTTGCGGGGCCACAGAATTAGAACCATCAAACGTCACGTCAGGCAGCATCCGCCACACAAACCCGAAATTATGACCGTCTCCAATGTCAAAGTCCGACGACTGGATATAAGCCTCAATCGGTTGCAAAGTCGGCAGTGAACCGTCGTCAACTCCATACTCGTGATACATAACCTGATTTGGTGCTTTGTAAGTCACGGCAGTGTACTGGGTATGGGTTGCGGCTGTAGTGCTGTTCGCACCACGAGTGCAGTTAATCAACGTGTTACCGTCGTTGGAATCATGGGCGGTATAGGTAATGTCTTCAGAATCAATTGTTATGGTGCCGCTTGGCGGGTAGGTATAGCCATTAAGTAGAGTCAAAGAAGTCTGGGTAGTGGTCGAAATAGCAGTTGCCAGATACGAGTTTTGAACACTGAATGCACCCATCGGATATTGACGAAGCGGCGAATCCAACCAAGAAGTACGGGTTATTGTGCCGTAATACCAGACACGCTCAAGGTGGTTGTAGATAACATATTTGTTATTAACGGTGCTATTAGCACTTGGGTAAAACCACCAGACTTCGTTGTAACCTTCGTTTGTGCCAGCCTGAATCTGATAGGATTGATCTTGGTTGATGTCATCATAAATAAACTGGCGCAGTGAGCAAGGCAGCGTCTCAACCCGACCCGAGTAGCTGTAGAACTTATCAACACCCATCCAGTAGGTGACGTTGTTAACCGATGCCATCGCATTAGGCGAGATGATGGAAATGTTGTCCATCAAAAGGTTAAAGCCCCACACATAGGGAGGGCCAAGATACTGCATGGTATACAAGGCGGAATCAGTCCAGATCAGCACCTCTTGACGCGCCAGCTTTCCAGCAACAATAGTTGATCCGCCGGATAGTGTGTAATCTCCCGCCTGATTCGTGGTTGCAGGATACCAGTCGTATTCATTGCCTTGATCAGACCAACGAACCAGCAATGGGTTAAATGCCGAAGTAGCATCATTATCATACGGCGTGGCACCAAGAGCGATAACAAACCGTTGAACATCCGACGTTATGATTTGGAATGTAACACCCGGCACTGCGGTTTGTGCGGCAGTAAGATTCGGTGCCGATGGTGCCAGAAGCGTGGTGACAAGGCTTTTTAGGGTAACGGCAGGATTAAAGGTTGATGTAGAGCCCGGAGTAATCCAGTAATAAATAGAACTTTGGCGCGGAGCCAAAAAAAGATTCTGACCGTAGTTATCTGAAGACCACAAGCGAAGCTGCGTTCCAACCCCAACAATAGAGGCTGCGCCCCACCCCGTATTTGTGCCGCCTGCAACAACGCCACCCCAAGTACCAGCGCCCCAGCCGTTACCGGTTGTAAATGTCGCACCGCCAGCGGGGATTTGATAGGAATAAGTTACAGCAGCACCGCCACCAGTTGCCGTGGATGAAGCAGCCGTAGAACTAACAATGGTGTATGTATTGCCGTCAATAACGGTAATAACTTCAAATGAATCGTTTAGCGTTAAACCGCCAACAGCAGACGCACCTGAAAACGTAACCCAAGTACCGGCAGATAGACCGTGCCCGGACGAAGTAACAGTAACCAGCTTGGAACCGTTGGTAGTAGCAAAAGGATTGGCAGCAAGTGTTCCGGTAGAAAGAACCGGGGTTATGTCATTATATTGACCGCCCGATTCGATGTAATACTTCTGGTTTGTGCCAACACCATTTAAATTAGCAAAAGCCAGTGTTATCCAATTCCACATATCACGGGCAACACCTTTAAACGTGCTAGCGGCACCGGCAGAACTCAAAGCAGCCAGATTAATCCAGCCGCCAATCTTTTCCGGGAATCCAGAACGGAAACGAACTTTGTCGCAGTCGTAGTACCCCCCTTCGTTTGCATATGTAGTGGCTTCTCTATTTACGCCGGGACGGAACTGAAGTTTTTGTAGCGGCATCTAAGTCACCATTTGTTCAGCAAGTTTTTCTACTGTTTCAACGCGGTTAAGCCAGCCTTCCAAAAACTTCTTCTGATCAGGCTTGGCAGCAACGATAGCTTTATAAAAGGCTTCTTTATAAGCCGACATCTTCTTAATGGTTACTTTAGGCTCGTCCTTGATCGCCGTCAAAGCAGCCAGCGTAGCAGGGCCAATAGCCCCGTCAGCATTAACACCAGCAACCGTTTGCAGCATCTTGGCACCACGACCTACCCCGCCATTAACGGCTAGGTCAAACACCATATAATCCACACCAGCAGGCAGAACGTCACAATGGCACACATCCCAATACATCTTCTTATAAAAGGGTTTTACTTCAGCTTTGGTCAGCGCCTTCATTTCCCCATCTTGGATAGGGCGTTTAAGATACCCCGCCCACGCTGCTTTAGTGACTCCCAGATTAGTTTCACCACCGTGATCATGTGGGTCATTGACGTAGCCTCCTTCACTGGCAATTACATGCTCAAACGATTTTTCCCAATTCTCAGTCATCTTTAGGCTCCTTGGCCTCGCCTACCTTAATACCCGTAATCAGCCCGATAAACCCACCCACAATAGTCTGGAAAGCAGGGCCAATCACATCAAAAACCACCTTGTCGTCCACCGTCGGGTCGAGAATGGCATAGGCGAACATCCCGCACATTGCCGCTACCACAGCCGCCAGAGATAGTGTTGACACCCCTATACAGAAATCTTTAGTGGTCATTGTTTGCTCCGCATATCCATGATTTTCTCAAGCGTCCGGCCACCAAAATAGAACGACATGATCAACATGCCCCACTGACCAAGCAATTCAACGTAGGTCTTGTTGGTATCCATGCCGAAGGCGCTCATCATGGCAAAGGTGAAATACCCGCTGAGAATGGCAATCAGGGTCATCGGACGGATATTCTTGGACAGCCATGAATCCGAAGCCATGTCCGCTTTGAGCCGGTCGGTCAGATTGTTCTGCTCCAACTCAAACAATTTGGTTTCATTCGCCATCTTCGCCAGTTCGCCGTCTTGAGCGAGTTTGGCAAGTTCCATCTGTGCTTTAGCTTTGGCTTCGGGGTCGGGCAAAACCTTATCAAGAATCTTACCACCAATTTCGAGTAGTCCAGCGAGTGGGAACATAGATCACCTATACAGTTCTGGGAAAGCGTGTCTGAAGAAAGAAAGAATTTCGTGCATATAAATCACCATCACCACCGCTAAATAGACACAACCGATAAAGAGCAGGTAAATGACAACTGCGGTAAAAATAGAAAGAAAGAAGTCTTTGATTGAGTTGATGAAGTCTTCTTTTTTTTTATCTTCGCCTGTGCCGCCCTGTTTTCCTCTTTGATTTCCCGTTGCCTTGAATCAATAATGTCTGCCCGTATTTGGCACATCCTCTTATACATATCCAGCTTGCCTTGTATGGCAAACATATCCCGCAATTCCCGCTCGGCTATCCGCAGTTCCTCAGCCCGTAACACACAGTCCATCGCAATGCTGGTGGCTGACTTTTCCTTGTTACGGCGAGGGTCTTTACGGATTGCCTCGGCTTCTTTTGCTGCTGCTTCAACTTCACCCTGCGCGGTAAAAAACGATGACAACTCCTTACCCATCGAAGCAATATCATGCCCAACGGCAATCGCTTCTTTGATGTAGCCTATCGCGGTTTTAGCACCCGCTACGGCCAGACCTATGGATACGGGGTCGATCATTTAAGCGTATTCATAAACGATGCACATACCGGAACCGCCAGTGCCACCACTAACAGCTACAGAACTTACGCTTACAGCACCGCCAGCACCCGACCCAGAATTAGCTGCGGCAGAAGCACCGGAAGCCGAACCGCTTGCATACGTTTGAGCCTTACCAGCCCCGCCAAGAGTAGTATTACCTCCAGCGCCACCAGCACTAGCCGACCCCGCTGGAGCGCCAGAACAAGTGCCCGGAGCGCCCGTAAGATTAAGATCACCACCAGAGCCAACACCACCAGCACCACCACCATAGATACCCGCAGTAGTAGCCCCAAGCCCGCCAGCACCACCAGTGGCAGAAATAAAAGAACCAAAACTGGTAGTGCCCCCGGTTCCACCGTTTGTTCCAGAAGTAGTACCCGCAGTACCCCCCGCGCCAATAGTTACGGTTTCCGTAGCGCCAAGGCTAGAAGTCGCAATTTTTTTACGAACATACCCACCAGCACCGCCGCCCGTTGTGCCAGCAGAACTAACTCCAGAACTAAGCCCGCCAGAACCACCACCACCACCCCAACATTCCGCAATTACAAAAGAGGAAGAAGCGTTTTTTGTGTAGCTTCCCGTTGTAGTTATATATACAACATTTAAAAGTCTTCCAGCACCAGAACCGACCGCCCCAGTTACAAAAGCAGTGGTTGCCAATTTTGTGCTGTTATCCCCAGCGGTTTGAGTAACCCCAGTTGTAGTAGAGTCTATCGTTGCCCCGTTTATAGCTGGGGACGTTAGCGTTTTATTAGTAAGTGTTTGCGTATCAGTTGTGCCTACAACAGCCCCAGTGGGTGCAGTCACCGCAGTAAATGCAGAAGTGCCGTTACCGACAACCAAACCAGTTAGAGTGGCAGCACCCGTGCCACCAGATGCAACGGGAAGTGCCGAACCCAAGGTCAGAGAAGCAAGGTAGTTAGTCGCTACGACGATGTCGGTGCCGTTATTAACCAGAACCATTTTGGCAGCGGCAGGGACTGAAACCCCTGTTTGTCCCGAGACTTTTACCGTGATCGCACTGGACGTATTGTTGTATACGAAATAGAGCTTTTTGTTGGTGGGCACAAGAACCGTTCCGCCACCCGTGCCGGTAAATTCAATATACATATTACGGGCCGTGCCGGTTGCGCCGTTCGGGATTGTGATGGTGTCGGTGCCGCCCGTGGCCGCATAAGTCGTATACCCCGAGATAGCCTGTTCAATCAGGGTTCCGAGGTTTGTATTGGTCGTGGTCCCCCATGTACCGGCTTGGTCGCCCGTGCCGATAAGTTCAAGAGCTAGGTTGGTTGAGTATGTGGAAGCCATGTTTAAACGTCCTTAGCATCGGGATTTTTGGGCCATGCAACTTGAACCGCAGATTGCAAGGTAGAGACATCAGATGCCACATCTATAGCAGCAACCGCGTTAGTGCAAGCAGTTCTGACAGCGGCACGATATGTATTCCATTCAACGGGAACAGGTATCTGTGTTTCCATAGCCTTAACTACCATCCAATCGCTTGGCAACAACATCGAGTACGCAGTTTGACGAGTCTGGCTTACCCATTGGGTTTTAAGTGCAGCCAAGTCTTTAGGTGTATTGGTATAGGTGCGGACAGCGCCGTTCAGTGTTGCCGACACCCAGTAGAAACGATCATCTTCCGGCTGATTTGAGTCCGTCACTTCCACCAGACCCAGTGCCTCTTTTTCTTGCGGAGTTGAGCAGTTCAACCAGTTGGCAGGATAGGAGGTTCCGTCAATCTCAAACGACTGACCTTCGGTGATGTATTGGTTAGATGCTTGACGATAAAACATATTTGCTCCTAGCGAGCCAAAGAATAGTTAAAGGGGTTTTCTGCAAAGGCGGCGAATACATATGTAAGTCCCGAGGAATTTACAAGGGTGGCAGAACGGCATTTGAACCCATTGGATAGGATGTCAATATAGTCAACAACACCAATAGTTGCCTCGCTAAAGTTTTGACTGGGTTCCAAAGCATTTTGTACCGTGTTGTAAGTACTGCGAGAAGTATCAAATAAATATGAGTTTTCACCTGTAGTTGTATCAGTAAGGCGAATCAAAATACAGCGTGGTCTAAACCCACAATATACAAACGGGCCATCAGTAGAGGCGTTCCCCACATAAGACCCAAAGGCACTATATCCGGTAATTGCGGTAAAACAATAAGCCAGATACGATACAGCGGAAGTATTTACGTCCGTAGATGTGCCTATACTGAATACTGACGATGTCGGCGTTGTGCTGTTCCAATAAGTAGCGGAGGCAGATATTGCTGCTGCGCCGTTAAGCAAAAATCTTTGTGTTGTCGGCGTTGGCAACTTATTATGCCAAACGCTAAACGGCCCGGTAGCGCCTGAGTAAGCTTTAACAATCAACATCGACGGGGTAACACCAAGGCTATGACCAACAGTTGCATTAGCCGCAGTCCCTGTATAGGTCAGAATACTAAACCCGGATGTTGCGTTTACCTGAACTGTAGAGGTAATAGACCCGTTAGTATTTGAAGCGGTAGTTCCGGCATTACATTTCCACTGCCAACCAACATATGTTGCCGCATTAGTGTTATAAGCAGCAGTCGTGCCGACAGTAAACCCGTTTGAGTTAAAAGCAGTAACGCCACCAGCATCCGTTGTTTGCGCTGCGGTAGAACTTGTAATGAGCGCGTTAGTCACGCCCCGCACGGAGTCTGTTATTTTATTATCTGTTGCCGCCGACCGGCTCTTTGTCCAAACCCAATCAGGCTGGAATGACGTAGAACCTACAGTATTGGTTATGCTTTGAGTAGCGCCAGTGCCGGTGTAGGTAGTCGCAGCCATGTAGCTAGCGCCATTAGCAATAGTGGGTGCGGCAAGGTTGGGGGCGCAGAGTGCGGAATAGCCTGATGGCGGGGTGTAACTAAATGGGCGCTGCCCCGTATTAATATTACTACCTATAGTTGCAGCGGTAGTGTTTGCATAAAACAAAGCAAACATACCACTAGCATTAACAGAAAAAGTGTTATTTGTACCTGCGCTTGGATTTCCAGTAGTACCTGTAGTAGAGTCATACCATACATTATTCTTGCCAACCCAAGCCTTACTGTTAGTAATATCTACGGCTAATTGCAAAACATCATTTGCGGCAAACGCTCCAGAACCGCCACCTAAATTAGTTCCATTAGATAAAATTGCTCCGCCACCAGAGGCATACATTACCCATTCATTCGCCTGCCCTATAGCCGCAGTTAAAGACGCTGAACTGGTCATAAAACCAAAAGCTACACCAACGCTTCCTGAAGATGCTGTATCTACAGTGGTTTCCATATAAAATTTACCACTTGCAGGGAAAGCTAATGTAGTTGTTATACGGTTGGTTCCTGTAGAACCTGACGCGTACATATTTGCGTTACCAACTGTTATTGTCCCGCTTTTATTTAAAGTATTCCATACACAATAATTCCCACTCGGCTGCGTTCCGCCTGTCTGACCTGTGCAATACGGCACATCAATCATACTGTCATACGTGACGCCGGATGTTAAAGATATATTGTTAGGCGTCCAGTTGTTAGCGTTGCCTGACGAGTCTTTGACAAGGTTGGTTGTGCTGCTGGTGTCTGTCAGCGGCAAATAGAAGCCGTTATTACCATAAGTGCCAGAGTATTTCTTAGGCACCCATACGCCAGTAGTGGAATCGGTTTGACCAAAGCTGGAGGGGGTCAGGGCTTGACCGTCGATGAAGTTAATTTCACCTAGATAGCCGTCAAAATAGTTTGTAGTATTTGCGGCGGCAATTTGATGTGATATTGCGGTATTAAAAATAGAAGCCGCAGTAGTTCCAGTAGCAACGGATGAGTTGTTTACATAAATAGTTTGAGCAGAACCGTTTTGTTGATAAACAATATGATACCAAGACGAAGGATCACGAAATACTGCGGTCGATGTTGCGGCAGAAACTCCGTTTAACGTCAAGTTAATCTGATCTGAAGTATTAAAAGTAAGATACGTTGATGTGCTTGCGCCAAAGAGCCTGTAAGTTCCACCAAGACCACCACGCTTTAACCATGCGCTCCAAGTCCAAATCGTAGTACTTGTAGGCGTTCCAAACGTCCTATTCAAATAAGCAGACGCACTCGCACGAAACCGCAGCGAACGGGTTAGCTGGTAGACAGCAGCACTAGCACGAGTAAAAAACTGATCTTTAGATGCAAACATACACGCCCTTACGAGAAGTTCTGTATCGCAGAACCGTACCAGTTAGTGCCGTTTGAGAAGAAAGCAATAATGTCAAATCCGGTAGTAGCAGTAGTGGTAATCGTAGGGGCTGTCCCACCCGGCCATTTAACACTTGTAAACGTGGCTGTGCGCCCGCCGGTTCCGTCCTGAACTAACATCAAAATAAACGACTTACCGGCAGTTGCAGTCGGCATAGTGAATGTGCAATTACCCGTTAAAGTAACCGTCTGCACAGTGCCGTTGGTCAACGAAAGGGTTTGCGTAGTGCCGGAGTTACCGATAGCAACAACGCTTTCAAGGTAGTTCGTGACAGTCGGGTTGGACAGAGTAATATTGCTTACCCCGGTTGAAGCAAACAGCGCCGTCTGCGTTCCAGAAATGGAAACCGCCAATTGTCCCGTCGTAGGAAAGTAAATACCCGTAGTCGCATCAGAACCAACAAAAGCCGGTGCCGCTACTGAATTGTCTGTGCCGTTGACTTTAGCAGTCATAATTAACCCCTAAACTAATACTTCCCAGATTGACCCACTGCCTACCGTGATTGAGACAGCAGCATTTATAGTGATTGGGCCGAGAGATAGTCCGTTTGACCCGCTGTTTATAGTACCCGACTGATATGCTGTTGTCCCATTAATATGAATAGGGCCAGCGTAATTACCCCCACCTACCGTAGTTGCTGTAACCTCAGCCGGTTGAGTAACAAATACATCCTTAGTTCCGGCGGAGAAAGAAAGTAACGAGGGTTGCGTACCAGCGCTGTTTGCAAGAACCGTAGTCCGAGCTAGAGTTGTACCGGCTGATGTATACGTTCCAATCCCGACTTCCCACTCACTATTACCTTGCCCAGCAATAGTATAGTAGGTTGTGTTGCCGTTACCTATAACCGCAAAAGACTGATAGCCTGTAGCCGCACCCAACAAAGTAATAGGGCTTGTCGTTCCAGAGAACGACGCGGTTTCTTTTACACGATCTGCAACAAGTAAAGCCATCAATTCACCGTTTTAATATTAGTCCAAACCGTTGATTCGGCGGTGTTTATTTTACTCCAACTCGGACTTTCAGTATTGTTTATAACAACCCAACCAGATGTCTGTGCATTGTTTATAGTGCCCCAAGTATTTGAATCCGCAGCATTAATTACCTGCCAATTTGCTGTTTCAGCATCATCAATGATTTCCCACAGAAACCGGCCAATGAATACTGAAGTAGCAATAACCGTTTCAGATATAGTAGATACATAAAGCAAGCCCCCAGCGACTTCATCCAGCCCTGTAGCAGATTCAACAACTCCAGAGACAAAAATAGCCGTGGTGGTTAGAGAATCAGTCCCTGTTGCACTCTCATCAACATTTCCTAAATAAGTAATAGTGCTGGATACCGTATCTGTTCCGGTAGATGCTTCCGTAATAACGCTATTAAACGAAACTGAAGACGATACCGTATCAGAAAGCGAACCAGATTCGTTTACGAAAGAGACAAAAATAACCCCCGCTGAAATCGTATCAGCGCCTGTCCCAGATTCATTCACCAAAACAGCAAAAATGGCCGCAGCGGACACAGCATCCGAACCAGAAGCTGATTCCGAGATAGAACCCGGAAATGTCATGTATCCAACAGTCGAGTCAGTACCGGTCGCAGATTCAACAATCGCAGTGCCAAAGTTAACCAAAGCACTATTGGAATCAGACCCCGTTCCGGAGTCACTTACCGACGCATTAAAAACAACTAACGACGATACCGCGTCAGACCCAGTACCAGTATCGCTTATAGTAGCCGCAAAGGAAGCAAGAGCCGAGATAGAGTCTGTGCCGGTGGCAGTATCACTAAAGGAAGAAGCAAATGATGCTAAGGCGGAAGTAGAGTCTGTGCCGGTGGCAGTATCACTAAAAGCGGAAGAAAAAATAGCCGCAGCGGAGAAAGTATCAGAACCTGTAGCCGAATCACTAACGGAAGAATTAAATACAACCAAAGAAGACAGGCTATCCGATCCAGTCCCTGTCTCGCTTACCGAAGAAACAAAAGACATGCGCGCCGATACCGTATCAAGCGCGGTTCCGGTCTCACTTACAAATGGAGTAAATATTGCTAAAGCTGATACGGAGTCCGTCCCAGTTGCTGTTTCAGAAACAGAAACCGAGTAAACATTCCCCGTTACAGATAAAGACGCATACGGAGCATCAGCATATGTGGATATACCAAACATCCGCCCGCCTTAAACTAAGCAGCGGTCAACTGGTCTTCGTCAAACCAACGGTTATGGGCTTCACCAGCGGCGTTCGTCCAAACCAGAAGACATTGCACAGTACCGTCTTCCAGCATACGCAAAGCATCAACAGTGCCTTCCGGGACTTCAGCCTTCAGTTTGACCACATCACCCTTTTTAAATGCAGTAGCCATATATTCTCCTATTACGACAGGCTGAAGGTATAGGTAACGTTCAACGTGTCACCCGAAACAACAGAGCGGTTACCCGGCGATGAAAAGCTGGCCTCCGAAAACAAAGTGCCAGTGCTGCCGCCTTTGGTGCTATTGCTGATCAAAAACGCACCTGCAATAGTCGAAGTAGCATTCATGCTAAACGCAGCCGGAGAAGACGAGTTGGTAATAACCGAAGGGCTGGCGGTGGTGGCGGTGCCAAACGAACAGGTCACGCGAGTCGAGTTGCTGTAACCCGTATTTTCAGTCCAACCTGTATGGGAAGCCGAAGTATCACCAGCAGCATAAGTCGGAGCGGAAGCGCCATCAACCAGACCCAGATACCAAGTGGCAGTTGCTGCCGAGGACGAGAAATACACGGCGTTCATGTTTTGACGACCGACGTTGGTAGTCAGGTTGCTCATTTCTTCTTCCCACTTAACCTGACCGTCAGCGCCGATACATTGAATTTTATAGACGCCCTTACCAACCGACGCCTCTTGAACCCCAGAACCTTGTGCAACGGTGCAACCAACGCTGTCCGCCGCGATAGCTTGTTCTTGCAACATAATTAACTCCTTAAGAAATACGAACAATAGCGGTTGTGTTTGTTGCCGCTGGAAATTGCACACTAAAAGTTGTGGTAGAAACTTTGTCGCTACCAAAATCCAAAACAATCATCGCCGGATTAGACGATCCATCATATTTATAAATAAGCGCACCACGAGCAGTGATAGCACCAGACCAAGAAACATTAGAAAAAGAATAATACGAAGTAGTACCGCTAGACCCGACTGTAGGCACTTGAGAAACTGTGAGAATCTGCCCTCCTGCGGTATATCCAGCGTTAGTAACTTCTCCACTTGTCGTATATCCTGTCGTTGTTGAGTCTAGTGTTGCTGCGTTAGTGTATAGAGCAATCTTGAATACTTGGGTCGTGCCTGTGCCTAGATTAAACGTGCCGGTATTAAGGCCGTTTTTGTAGGTGTTAGTAGCGTAGTTGCCGGTAAATGGCATAAAAATATTATGTGCCTAGGCTATTTGATTTTCTACGGTTTTCAGACTGCAAAATTACACGTAAGTTAAACGGAGTATGCAATCCACATACATCTTTACCGCGCAAAGGAATAATATGATCTACTTCCCACTTTTTACCAGTAACTTCAGTTCTTAGTCTAGCCAAATCATAGGCTTCAGTAATTAGCCACAACATATCCGAATCATTGGTAACCCAACCCGGAGTTGCTTTAGTTTTAGATGCATATCTGCGAGCAGTTCTAGCATTTACTTTTGCGCGGTTATGTTTAGCCCAGCGGTTACATTTTTCATTGTGCCGCTTACGGTTTGCGGCAACCCAACGGGCTGACTTCCGAATTACTAGTTCTTTATTTTCTATGTAGTATTTACCCATATAAGACACCACACAGACCTTACATATATTACGAAGCCCGTCTTTACGAGACTTATCCCGATGAAATTCGGAAACTTCTTTAGTTTCCTTACATTTTGTACATTGTTTTATCATGTTACTTTTTGACGATACTGCCCATTGCGGTATGCATCGGAGCGTTCCAAACCATCTCCCAGACGTTTTGCTTGTCCCAAGGCTTCTTGATATTTAGCATCATATCTTGCCATCATGTCGGCTTCACCCTTCAGGAACGTGCAAGCCTCAACTAAACATCCATAGAGAAGTGCAGTATCGAAATTATCTCCTAACCATGTATGCCCATCTGCTGTGGTAGTTATACTTTCAGGGAAATAATAGTAATGCAGTTCTACTCCGTAAGCACTATCGGGTGTTGGGCCAAGAATAAACGACAACTCGTTGGTAATTACAGGAGAACCCGAATCAGTCGTAGTCGGCCCAAAGATAGCGTAATACTGCGGCTGTGCAACATAAGATGCCGTCGGGAAAGACTCCCGAATGAAGTTAACATCTTTGTTAAGTAGGTAGCTGTAGTTGCCCGTGCCGTCAATAACCGCCATCGAATAAACAGATAGAAAATCAGACGGGCAAGACAGATATTTGTTGTTGGCGTAGGTGGTTCCGGTTACGTTCTTACGCAGCGACGGGAACTGGATGGTGTTGTAAATACGAAGTTCAGCCTGCTCAATAAACGTGTTGATTTGTTGAGAGCTAGTAACTGTGGCTGTGGATGTATTATCCGTGCCAGTAAAGGACGTGGACGGGAAATCGCTTTCGACGTACGCCTTGATCGTATTAAACAACGTGGTGTAGTTCACGCCAACTCCTTACCTACGCCATCGGCCCACGGCACATCTTGCCTTTGGTAGCAGCACCATACCCACGCATTTCAATACCCGACGTTTTCACGTCTTTTTCAGGATAACCATTGTTACCGGTATCATGGGTATTGGGCTTGGGCTGCGTATACTTGTTGGTCGGGTCTTTATCGCCCCAACCAAAGAACTGAAATTCAGGTTTTTGTGCCATTAGCGCCCCCGGCTTGACGATTTCTGGTTCATAGCACGAGCGACATTCCGCCCATACTTCTTCATTTCCAGCGATGTAACACCACCGCGCTTCATGCCATGCAGGCGCTTTTCATGCGCTTTGACTTCCTTATCGGCAATCTGTTTGACCTGTTTCTTGTCCATTTAAATCTCCTAAGTTACCGCGATTGTAACAGTTCCAATGCTAATACCCATTGCCAGATTATTGGGGGTCAATCCGGCATCATCACTACTCGCCCCACCAACGGGGGAAAAGCCCCACTGGATTATCCGACTACCGCCTTCAGGATAACCAGATGCCAGCGGCCCCGTGCCACTTGGCTGAATTTGCAAACCACTTGTGCCTGATACGTTGTAACTCACATCGGGCCTCGGCTCTCTTACTGCCTGCGGATCATTGACCGGGTATAGACCAAGTTGCAACTGCGGGTGGTCGGGTTCCCAACACTCAGGACAGACCTTAATGCTTACATTTTTAGTCTTAATAACCAGAGTCTTAAGCTGTGTCAACTTATATCTAAAACCACACCGGTCACATTCAGCAATTGAATTCCGGGCAGAAGCAAATCTACTCGGCATGGCTTACCTCAAAAACGTCTCACGCGGTACAAACCGGACTGCCGCCTTCTCGCGGTCTTCAGTAGAAGCCCAATCCCAAGCCTCATCGTAATCCGCCTTAAGCATTGGAATACGCGCTTCAGCACCCACAATCTTTTTTGACAAATAATAAGAAAGACCAGCAACCAGCACAGGGAGGAACCGAAACGGAATGTCCTGACCATTAACCCCATTACCCGCTTCCTGAAGCCTGCGCAGCCGCCAATAAACGAACGTATAAGTTTGGCTTGAATCCGGTGCGGGCCAGACATGAATCTTGGGGTAGACCACGTCACCCGCAGCATTAGTCGCTCCAGACAAGCGCTGAATCCAGACCTGAATAGGCCGACCAGTAGCGTTCTTGTTGGGGATCATCGCGTAGGTAGACTCACTAATCCGCGTAATGTTGATGTCGGTTTGGTTAGAGCCAGAACCGGTGCGGATGACGTGATCAAGCAGGTCAACGGTATCAATCGGGTAATCATAGTCAATCACCCCCGGAGACAGAGTTATAGAACCTTGCTCTATCGTCCACATATTGATACCGCGATTCGCCCACTCAAGCAGCATGAGATTAAGACTACGTCGTGCAGTCCTCAAGTCATAGCCTGAGCGCAACTCAGCGCCACAACGCTCAAAAGCCTCTTCACAAATTGTGTTGAGGTCTAGGTTAAACGCAGTGGTATCTGTAGTTTTATATGCCATTATCTAAACCTTGCGGTCTTTCTAGCGATGCCCTTCGGTTGAGCTACAAACTGTTTTCCAGCTTTCTTACCCGCCCGTTTAGCACGGGTGGTTGCTGCATATTCCGCAGAACTCAAAGACTTGATGGCGGCAGTGGGCAAGTATCTCTCACCCGTATCGGAAGAACGCTTACCGCTTTTGGTTCTCCACTTCTGCGCTGTCCAGTCTTTCAGACTCTGCTGCGGGTTTCTCACTTGTAGCCCCCGCCTTTGGCTTTGTACGATTTTGCCAGCAACTGTGCCTTGCGGGCTGACCACTGCCCCGCCTTGGTTCCTTGCACAGCCCTAGATTTAATGGACTCAAAAAGAGACTTACGCATACCCGGTTTGGTATACACGCCAGCCTGATTCACCTTACTTTTTGCTTTCTGTGCCATTATTTCCGCAGTTTACTCAGTGTTTGAGCCAGACGGGCTTGCTTGCCAAGACGCCCAGATGCACCAGCTTTTTCCTTAGCAAATGCAGCAACACTCTTACCAGCCGCTTTTGCCTTAGCCGTGAACGCGCCGGGGCGTTTGATAGCCTTCTGAATCCATCCACCCTTTTTGAACAGGCCAACAGGCTCGGCACCGTCCCGTTTTACAGTGGTGCGGCCTCTAGGCATCTTTGACGGCGCAATAGCGCCCATACCCCGGCTGGCTCTCATTAGCACATCTTTCCGCGAGTATGACCTTTTTTCTGGATCGAATGCTCGCCATGGGCACAAACCGAACCGCCAGCAGCCATCTTGATTACCGTGCCTTTGGTGTGACCACGCTTCTGCTCACTATGTTCGCCATGCTTCAGATGCTTGGCTTTGTAACCGCCTTCGACATCCTTCGCCATGTTGCGCGGCCCCATGGTTTCTTTAATGCTGCCGCCTTTTTTGTAGCCTTTGGCTTCAGCTTCTTCATGCTTGATCATCGACTTTGGTGCGCCTTTTTTCTTCATGAAGCTGATTTCTTTCTTCATCATTGATTTCGATTCCATTTCGCCACCTTTCTTGTATGGAGCCATGCTCATTTGGTCTTTACCAATTTCTGCTTTCGATCTCATAAATCCACCTTTCTTCATACCGGCAAACCGGCCTAGCTTAGTAAAAGGCATGTCAACTTTGCCATGCCGGGTATCTTGTTTGTTTATAAGTGCCCTACCACCACCAGCCATCTTCTTCAAACCTTCCTTCGACATGCGTTCGGCATCAGACTGCTTAATACCGGTGCGCTTGGCAATCTCAGGGTTATGTGCAGCCGCACGAAACAACCGAAGCTGTTTCTCAGTCCACGGCATTAGACAAACTTCCCTTTGGTTTTACCCCGTTGCTCACAACCGTGACCACGGACGGAGCCGCCTTTTGCGTATTTTTTAGGGGTATTTACCGGACGCTCCGGAGTGGGCGCACCACCACGTTTTTCTTCTTCCGCACGAATTTTTGCATCGCGCATATCTTGAAGCCCCGACGGTACCGGTGGTTGTTTTTGCTCTGCCATCTCTACCCCCTAAACCAATGCAAAATATTAGCAACCAAGCCGCCGATTGCAGCACTGGCACCGCCAACCAACATCAAAGTCTTCCAGCCGCCCTTAGCTTCAGACAGGGTGCTTTTGATTTCACCAAGACATGCTTTGATCTGCTTCATGTCTGCTACCAACTTATCCATATCTGCTTGCAGATGTTTAATCTCGGCAGTATGTGTAGCCAGTTCGCGTTCTGTTGAGGTGTTTTTTCTCATGTCAGCAGTTCCATGCCCGCAACGATTTATTAATGCGGCTGTTCGGGTCTTTGGCTGTCTTCGCTGAAGTCAGCTTCTTCTTCATACCCGTCATCCTCGCACAAAAAGAATCGCGCCGGGAGCCGCCTTCTGGTTGGGGCCGCTTCAAGCCGGGCTTTCCGGGATTGGCGCGATTGTATGAAGCCCGACCCTTCGCGTTCAGACCACCTTTCGGATTCTTGCCTTCTGCTCTTTGCCATGCTGGTGTTTTAGCCATTATGCGGCTTCCTTGTTGTCCTTTAACGGTTTTAACATGGGGTAGAGGATGTCTTCCCCGTAATTGCCTTCGTATTCGGTTGCACCGAGGTGGCCGATTTTGATTGTGGGGTCGATCCAGACTTCAAACCCTTCTTCGCGGGCGCGATCACACAAGAGGTAGTCTTCTCCGATGTAACCTTCTGGGGTTGACTTAAAATCAAAAAGAGAATAAAGATGCTTGTCGGCACTTGCGTCATAGTACCTCCACTCGGGATGCTTATCCCGCAGCGTCTCAAGTACCTGCCGCTGAATCATCATAAAGCCAGTACCAACCCGCTTGGCCCGCACCAGCCCCATCTTATCCATCGCAATACAACCATTTTCATCTTGGTCGAGATTGGAGTAGTAAGTGGTTTGCTTTTTACGGGCGCAGGCAATTCCAGCCACGATATTCTTGGTCGAAGACCATGCAAGCAACCGCGTAATATCTTCAGGATCAATGCTCATATCGGAGTCGATAAAAAGCATGTCTGTGCAGTCGGTCTCAAGGAAGTTACCAACCAGAAGATTACGAGCGCGGGAAACGACAGAACAGCCGCAAATGGTCTCAAGAGTCATCTCAATCCCATGCTGATCGGCCATCCTGCCGAACTTAATCAATGCGCCCGCCAGCTTTACCGAAACCTTGAAATCGTATGACGGTATCGCGATAAACAGCTTACGGCCACTTAAGTCATAAGACTGCTGGTTTTGCATAGATCACGCGTAGAAGATGGTTGCCGAACCAAGGCTTGTTACAGCCCCATACGGCGAAGTCTGAACCAACAACCCCTCACCGGGCATCAGAAGATAGGTGGGTTGAGTGGCTGAAGCAACGGTATTAACCGTCACAAGCACGTTACCACTCGTCCCGCCATCTTTGATCACCAGAGAACCAGCCGTCCCAGACGGCACAATATAGATCGACTTAATACGGCAGCGAGCAATATTGCTGTTGCTCTGGGATTTAAATTGCCCATCCGCAGTAAGGGGAACACTTGCTAGAACATCAGTCTGCATAGCAGCCCCCTACTTAGTTCTGGAATGCGCTGGGATACTGAGAGCCGTCCGAGTTACGCACAACGTATTCAACCGTCACAGTCGCAGTACCAGTCGTGGCAGTGGTGCCAGTGCCAGCAAAAGTCGAAGTGACAAACGCATCGGTCGAACCGATATTCACCCAAGTAGACGGAGCGGCCAAAACCAGCGTAGCACGTCCAGTCGTGATGTTTGCGCTAGTCGCAGTAACCGAAGCAACGGTAGTCGAACCAACTTTAATCGTAACGGTATTGTTGGTGCCCGCGTTAAACGCAGCAGTTACATCCAGATAAATATTCAGAATCTGTGCGCCAGCAGGCAGCACAAATTGGTTGGTAGCCGTGGTGTCGGCGTAAGTGGTGACGTTCGATTGAGTGACAACCGTGCAACCAGTGTTACGGACATTACCAACAGTGGTGCCGGTGGTGTTTTTAACCGTGCCCAAGAGCCACGGCCCAAGATGAGTTGCAAAACCCATAATTTTCTCCTAGTTAATGATGTGATGCCGCCATCGGTTAGTCTGCTAGGCCAGTTGGCGGCATAGGTGTCTTTTACGCCTTTTGAGGGTGGGCGTCAACAAGTTTATTGGATTTTTCTAGGTTTTCGGCTTGGGTTATTACACGAAGATTCCATGGCACATGTAAACCGCAAACATCAACCCCACGCAACGGGACAATATGATCCACTACATACCGCTCCCCAGTAGTTTTAGTCATTGTAATAGCTATCTTATAAATTTCCCTGATTTCAGCTTTTTGTTTAGATGATAGCCATGGAGGGGAAGCCATACGGTGCTTACGGCGTCTTGCTTTAGTATCTGCGCGAACCCAAACTACATTACGTTCTTTCCATGCTTTCTGATATATACGCCTGACTTCTAAGGGTTGTGTAGCCGCTCTAGCAATTACTTGTTCCCGATTGTCTTCATACCATTTATGTTTATTATTTTTTACATAATCACGTTTATTGTACTGGGAAAAATAATCAACGCGTTTTATTACAGAGGCTTTCCACTCTATCTTCAAACACTCTACACAAGCGCCTTTTGTTTTGCGCAACGCCACATGCCCGTTTTTACAGGGTTCCCCCGTGAAGTAATGCTTTGCCCCTTGCTCCTTAGCTTCTTTACGTGTCTTTGGGTAATCCATGATAACTCCAAGTGACTTAGTTACAGGTAATATACCATGGAAAAAATAAAAAGCAACAAAAATAAAAAGGGCCACCCGAAGGTGGCCCTAGTAAAGCTAACTACTTGATTTATTACGACGAACCGCTAGAACCCCAGATGCCCAACGGATCGCTCCATCCGAACGAGTAACGCTCACGAGCTTTATAGCGAACGTTCCCAGTATCGAAGTCTCCATCCATTGAATTTTGCAGCGGAGTACGCTCAAAGTGCTTCATGCCGTTCGGCACGTCCGTGATCAGGAACCAGCCGTTGGTGTCCGTCAGGAAGTGGTTTACGCGGAAACCTTCCGGAATCGAACCCATCGTCTTAATCGCGTTCACGTCGTTGTCCGTCGTACCGACACGCAGTTCCGTCTCAAGGAGGCGGGTAGCCACGAACATCAGGTTCGGCGGGACAATCAGTTTACGCGGTTTGGCAGCGATCAGCAGACCACGCTCGTCCGTCCAACCAGCAATCTGAATTACCGCCGCCTCAAGGGAGGTTTCATTCAGGTCAACTTGGGTAGCCGGGGTGTTAGCGTTGGTGCCGCCCGAGACCAGCGGGTGGTTGGCATTACACAGCGAGACGCCGTCGCCACCGTTGTAGCCGCTTGACTGGAACGCGTTGTTAAGAACCGAAGCCGCTTTGACTTGCTTCGTATACGCCATAGCACGGGCCAGAGCCTTCGTATAGCGGGACGACAGCGAATCATACAGGTTGTCCTCAATCGCCTCTTCAGTGATCGAGAAGCCCAGCGCGATGGTCTGGTGGTTGTAACGAGCAGTCCAAGTTTCTTGCGCGTTGTCATACGCAATCGCAGAACCTTCGTTTTTCACCGGAGCCGCACTGAAGCCTGACAGCTTGGTTTCTTCTTCAAAAGAACGCTCGGAACTCTCGGTTTCGTAGATTTCCTTATGTTCTTCACCATAACGAGCATACTCCATGCCAAACAATGCGTTCAGGCCGGGGAGAAGCTCTTTCAGTAGTTGCGCACGAGAAATAGCCATGTTTTATCCCCTATTAAACGCCAGTGGCGTTGTCGTATTGGTGCATACCGAAGTTCCATTTCACGATAACTTCCGTGTAGGAACCAGCCGCGTTAACGGTTTCCGGCACCACATCAATAATACGAATCGGCAGGGCTGCGTTCGTTGCCGTAGTGGCCGAGACCGAAACCGCCGAATCACCCGTAGTAGACGAACCCGTGCCTTGGATCAGCGCGGTGTTCATGCCAACCGCAGCGCGAGTAACGCCATTCATCGTCGAACCACCAGCAGCGGTCACAGCGACTTGCATCAGGACGAGGTTATCGTCACAGACATAAGCCTGAATGTCCGGAGCAACGGTGCCAGCCGGAAAGTACTGGGCGTTGATCTTTTGATTCGTGCTGGGATTCGTGTAGGTACAGCCAAGAAAAACACCAACCGGGGTTGCCGCGCTCGTGCCGGTATCCTTCGTCAGAGTGCCCGAAGCATTCAGTTTGACGACATCGCCATAGAAAATCGACGTGCCTTCAGCACTGGTAATCGGGATCAGACGGGTGGAGCCAGCAAAAACACGACCACCGATCAGATTGATAGGACGCAGCCCATAGGGTGCGCTAACCGTCGGATAAGCCATATTTAACTCCTAAAATTATTTAGAACCGCGCCCAAACGACACACCGGACTTCTTCTCACTAAAGAGAGGCATCCGTTCATCGCTTTGACGCAGAAAGCTATTGTCAACTGCTTCCATTTGAGACGCCGCTTGCCGACCGTAATAGGCTTCACGTTGTTTAATCATCTCAACTGGGCATTTGCACAACAGCAGCCCACCAACCTCAATATTGTCCTTAAAGCGACTATTCGGGTCGGTATAAAGTTGCATTTCCGGATGATCTTGAGCCTTTACAGGCGTCCAACCTTCGCGGAACTTTGCGGAAGTATTCGTGGGGTCAGCTTTCCCCATAATAGCTGTCCGTATCCACCTAAAACCATATCCCGGTTCCGGTTTCGGATCGGGCAGGAGTTGGGCGGGTGTCCATTGTTGATTGCGCTGCGTAGTTTCACGAGTGTCCACTTCACGAGCGAGACGATTTTGTACTTCGGCCATTATCTGTTCTCCAATTTCATCAGTTCTTTTGCATATGCTTCGTTAGTTAATCCGAGCTTTTTAGCCAGAGCCACTTGAGTTGTAGT